TGTCATTACAAAACATCTCGGTGTTGAACCGATTATGATTAACAGTGCATTAGTGTCTGCACAAAATCGAGTACGATTGTACTGGACCAATATACCTAACATTACCCAACCTAAAGATAAAGGTATTGTATTAAAGGATGTTTTGGAAGATGAGTTTGAATCAGATAGAAATAAGTCATATTGTATAGATGCTAATTATTATAAAGGTGCGAACTGGGAACAGTATAAAAGTAAAGCTAGAAGACAGTTAGTCACTAAACCGATACAAGTTGGAATTGCAACCGACATTAAAGGCTATGATTGTATTAAAAGAGTATATAGTGATGAAGGTAAATCACCTACATTAACAACCATGGAAGGTGGGCATCGTCAACCTAAAGTAGCATGCGGTGCATTTCGTGGTCGATACGAAGAAGATGGTTCTACTAAACAACAGTTAGAAGTGCGCAAAGATGATAAAACAAACACATTAACATCTGTGCAAAAAGATAATGTTATTGTTTATGATAATGAGCAACCACATAAAGAAAATTACATTAAGCTACGAGATGAGTCTAAAGAAAAAGTATTAGCAACACAAATGGACAACAGTAAAAACTTTGGTAATGCTGTACGAGAAAAGAAAGCATTTACATTACGTGCATCGAAACCAAATGGTGTAATTAACAAAGAACAATATTATTACAGAAAACTAACACCATTAGAATGTGAACGATTACAGACTGTACCTGATGGTTATACAGAAGGTGTATCTAATACACAAAGATATAAGATGTTAGGTAATGGCTGGACAATAGAAGTGATTAAACATGTCTTACAAAACATTACGTGAATTCTATAAACTCATCTGTAATGAGTTCAACGAGGGTGAACCGTTGGAATACAAGTTCACTGATCCAAGTGGCTATTGGAAAATGACTAAGGGTTTTACCGGGCATGGCTTGAAGGAGATAGGGGCCGCGCAATGGTTAAAGATGATTGAGATGTGTAAGCGTGATGTTGAAGCAGAACATAACAATGAGAAGAATAAACGCGGTAGGCCTACGAAAAAGATTAAAAGTAAATACGTTGGAGATTAAAATGAATGATTGTAAAGAAGATAGTATTAGGTTTCAAGATCGTTTAACCGCAGCGTTCATTGTTGTTGTGTTATTATTTACAGTAGCAGTGATTGTGAAGATTGCGAAAAAAGAGATTAAACCCATAGAAGTAAAACAGGTATCACAACAAGGAGAAATAAATGAGTGAATCAAAACCATTTCTAGTACGACTGACTCCACTTAGTCAAGAGTTACTAGCACAAGCAGCAAAAGAAAACGAAGTCACTAAGGCCAGTTTAATTAATGAGTCTATTAAAAACTATTTAGGTAAAGACATTAACAGAAGACTGGATCAGTTAAAGTGAAGCCCACTGTAAGATATGAACTACCTTACCCACCGAGTGTTAATAACTATTGGCATACGTCTGGGAAAAGGCGATATATCTCTCCAGCTGGGAAAAAATTTACCGAAGAAGTGGCAGTCAATGTTTATGAGCAAGGCTACAAACGATTCGGTGATAAGAGTTTAGGTATTAGTGTAATGATACATCCTAGATCAAAAAGAATATTTGACCTAGATAACACACTCAAAGCAATATTAGATGCATTAATGAAGGCTAACGTGTATGATGATGATAGTCAATTTGAATACATTGAGATTGCTAGAGGTGAAGCAAGGGATGGTGGCGCAGCTGTCGTCCATATTTATGAACTAGAGAAAGAGGAATTATAATGGCACAAGATAGTGGTTTTCAAGAAAAGCAAGGGGAAGTATATTGCAATATAAATCAAAACAAGAAAGAGGATTGGCATCCTGACTACACCAGTCAAATTACCTTACCTGACGGCCAACGATATTATATCGATGTATGGGACGGCATTGGGAAGAACAGCGGTAAACCATATCGACGAATACGAATTGGTAATCCTGTTACGGGTGGCAGTGCCGGGACACAAGCACCAGTACAAAATACGCAGTCAGCGAATCAGGCTGTGTCCTCAGATAACTTAAATGAATTAGAAGACGACTTACCCTTCTAATGGCTGAGACGAAAAATAAAAGTAAACCGATTCCAAGTCTTGCCGGGTATGGTGGTGTCAGAGCCTTGCAAAAGAACTTGGAGCGGTCTACGACATTAGCAGCAAACAGAGAAGCTGTTTCCTACACGCTTCTCAGTATTGCTAATACTAAACCAACAGACATTATGGAGTGGGATAGTGAAGGTAACATTAAGGTCAAAGCAAGCAAGGATATTCCTGAGCATGCATTACAGGCTATCAAGAGTATTAAGACTGTTACCAAGACCGATAAGGAAGGTAATAGTTATACAACTATTGATATTGAGCTTTGGGATAAAGTGGGTGTTTTAAGAATCTTAGCGAAAGCATCTGGATTATTAGACAGTCCTGACGAATCAGATAAGCCATCTGTGATTGGCATTAACGTAAAAGCACCGGAGACAACAACATATTATGAAGAACCTAAACAGTCAAGCGAGACAGAAGTTTCTGAGGATAGTCGAGGAACAGAAGGACAAGATGAAGGACTTTGATAAAAATACTGCATGGATTGACAAGATACTAAAAGCACCAGAGAAACATTTTGAAATTGTGGTAAAATTTGCACAAGACGCACAAAAAAGATTAGGAAGAAAAAAAGATGAGTGACCCAAAAGATGTCCAAGTTGGTGGCGACCATTATAAGCGACATGCCATTCAACCTATAGACATTATGCAAGAGTATTTATCAGACGAGGCCTATGAAGGATTCTTGAATGGTAATATCATAAAGTATGCACTACGCTGGAAAGACAAGGGGGGTGTTGAGGACTTGCGGAAGTTACAACATTATGTTGCTTTTTTAGTTAAACACATGGAGACTAAAGATGGATCTCAAACCAAAGATTGAGCAGCTGCGTGAAGAGTTTGCCATGGCACATCTCAATAACTCAAGAGTCATGGAGATTATTGATTTGCTATGGAAAGAGAATCAAGAACTCAAACGCATGGTGACAATGCAGTTTAAAGACATCGACGATGAGCAATAAAAAAGAACGTAGTAAGAAAAGCCTAGCGGGTCCGGGCATTGATCTTGACTTCAGTGGCGCACTAACGACTTATAAGTTTCTACAAAGCAATGCTTTTGTCAGAGGCTTGATGGGTCCTGTAGGTTCGGGGAAGTCCTACGCGTGTGCTGCTGAAATCATGATGCGTGCCGTCAAACAAAAACCATCACCCGTTGATGGGATTAGATACACCAGATTTGTAATTGTCAGGAACTCTTATCCAGAATTAAAGACAACAACAATTAAAACATGGCAAGAGTTATTTCCTGAAAACACTTTTGGTCCGATGTTATATACACCTCCTATCACTCATCACATACGCCTACCCTCCCGAGGTGATGCCGCTGGCATCGATTGTGAAGTGATCTTCTTAGCATTGGACCAACCTAAAGACGTACGTAAACTATTATCACTTGAATTAACAGGAGCATGGGTCAATGAGGCAAGAGAATTACCAAAAGCTGTTATTGATGGTCTCACTCATCGTGTTGGTCGATATCCAACGCAACGGGATGGAGGGCCTACTTGGCATGGTGTGTGGATGGATACTAACCCCATGGACGATGACCACTGGTGGTTTCGTTTAAGTACTAAAGAACCGATCACAGGTAAGTATGGATGGGACTTCTTTCAACAACCCGGTGGAGTCGTAGAAGTATCCCCTGAAGATTTACCTGAACTTCCAGAAGCAAACGATCACATCTTTGCGGGTGGTCGTTGGTGGAAGATAAATCCTAAAGCAGAAAATGTACGTAACTTACCGGGTGGATATTATAACCAAATGCTAGGTGGTAAGAACTTAGATTGGATTAGATGTTACGCTGAAGGTAAATTTACATACGTCCAAGAAGGACGACCCGTATGGCCAGAATATGATGACCAGTTAATGAGTTCATCAGAAGTGGAATACGATCCAACGTTACCATTGCACATAGGATTAGACTTCGGTTTAACACCGGCAGCCGCAATCGGGCAACGATTAGCTAATGGCCGTTGGATTATTCTACATGAGATTGTGACAGAAGATATGGGTCTGGAAAGATTTGGTCAACAGTTACTCGCTGAGATCAATGCACGTTATCCAAAAGCACAAGTGATGGTGTGGGGAGATCCAGCCGGTATGCAACGTGATGCAATTTATGAAGTGACGGCATTTGATTACTTACGCACTTTAGGATTGCGCGCACAGCCAACACCCTCTAACAACTTCCAAGTTCGACGTGAAGGTGCAGCAGCTCCAATGCAACGCTTGATTAATGGCAAACCCGGATTGTTAGTGCATACATCATGCAAGCGTATTCGTAAATCTTTATCTGGAGGCTATCACTTTAAACGGGTGGCTGTCGGTGCTGGACAAGAACGATTCAAAGATAGTCCAAATAAAAACGAACACTCACACATTGGTGATGCATTTGGCTACTTACTCTTAGGCGGTGGTGAACATAAACGCATGACCAAATCAGCACTGACACAAAATACATTAATCTCACAAACTGTAGTCAATTCAGATTTTGATATATTCAATTAGTCAAGAACATCTTGATGAGTATATGCCAAAAGTTAAAGGTGTCACTTATCATCCATTTGCCTACGAACATTTAAATAACTTTAAAGGATTATCTGATGACACAGCTTTTCAAGTTCCTCAAAGCGATCGAAAACGCCGTGTGGTTTATCAATCTCAATGTGGTCCTTGCGTTACTGCAATGTTGCATCGCAATCCTGTCGCTATTTTTGGCACTGTTGTTATATGGGAAGGCTTGGGTGAAGCGTGGTCTTTATTCTCAGACGAAGCAAGACGATAT